GTGGCGTCCCCCACCAATTCGGGGGATAAAAATTGCGAGTACCAGTGACAAGCCTCCCAGAAAAGAATCTGAGGAGCTCACCGTGGTTTCCTGGCGCGAACGCGTCGCACCGTGATCAGACTGCGGCTGCTGCGGCCTCGCCTGCCGCTGCAACTCCTTCTGCGATGTCCTCCACACCATGTCCCATGGCAGACATGCCTTTAAGCAAGTCATTGTACACTGAATCTGGCACAACGTCATGGAAAGTGTGGGCTGCGATTGCGGGGTTGGTTGGATCAAAACGAACTCGCCACTCAATTGTGACAAGGAAGTTAATGGTCGTCGAACCGTCTCCAATGAAAATTATCGGTGTCAGTGCGGCCGGATGTGGATTCGCATTGTCCCACCCAAACGGGCTGGCAATGGCATCGTGAAACGGCTCAAACTCCGAATACTCATTCATGTTCAATGGATACCCTGAGCACTGTACCCCGCGAAGTGCCAACTTAGCGGCGCTCAACAACCTCGGTGAACAGAAAGAAATGAACTCTGTGGCAAGTGTGTCATACGTCCTTGTTTCTCCTCCAACGATGAAAGGCGTATTCGCACGACCCATGGCGAAAATGCCCGTGGTCGTCTGCAAAGCCTGTGGGTTCATCACTTGGACTGTCAAGGCAGCGGGTACAGCCGATGCTGCCCCGTTCAAACCGCTCAACGGCATGGCATACATGTCGGTGTTCAACGCATGATTAACGGCCTGGCTCGAGTTAATACTCCCAAGGCCACATGCAGCATACCATTGATTGGATTGATACTCAGCTCCCATTCGCAACATAGGACAAAACAAATTGAACTTCCTTGTAGAAGACAAAAGTGCCGTCGTCCTGATAACTGCATAGTCGCCGATCGCTCGTGGTAAGCCAAGGTGCGTGGGCAAAGTAGCATTCAAGGCCGTCCTTACATTGACTTTTCCCTTCTTGCTCTTGCCACCCCAAGGCTTCTTGGGCGCTGCCGCCGTGCCTTGCATAAGCACGCGTCCCAACACACGCCCTTTGCTGCCCTTGACCTTGCCTAGGTCTTTCTTAACCTTCTTCAAATCGCGCTTAGCCCTCGTGATCCTTGAGGGCATCTTCGCCATCCTCCTGTCTGACCGGTGTTACCACGGGCCCTCGTCTCCCTCTCCAGGATGCAAGTTTGCACCCTCCGCGCAACGTGCTCGACCACCTTGAGTCTAAGACTCCTAAGCCAGACTAGTGTCCAGCCGGCATTTTGGCGAAGGCCCCTCGCCGGGGGCAGCCGTTGCGGCCCAACTGCTGTAAGTTTTGAGACCCTGCGTTGTCTCCCACGGTATAACGACCCCGTAGCACATTTTGTCAAGAATGGACCGGGCAATCCCCTTTATGCACCTGGTTAGGCTGACCAAACGCAACATCCACACTTACTAAGCTCAGCGCGCGCTCCAAACGAATGCCCTAATCGCTTTTCAGTGTTTCGCCGGACAATCCACTCCCGAACCGTCTTTTACGAGGGGGCTCCAACCCCTCAACCCCTACCGCATCAGGTAAGACGGCGCCCTCACCGCTGTCACGCTAACGACACCAGGCTCTTCACGGTTCTCGCAGTCCCGCTACTGAGGCATAAGGCATCCACCTCTTCCGGCATTACATTATAGAGGCTGTTGGGGCCAACATCACCCAGATTGAAAATCGCCCGCTCAAGCCTGGTGGCTTGAGCAAACAAATCCCAATCTAAGAGACGTTAAAGCGTTCCACCCCAACTGGAAATCACCCACACGAACGGCCACATTCCATATTCCGCTCTACCCTGATCAAGGCGAGACGTGTCCGTGTGGTCGGGGGCTGCAAGCACGTAGTTTATCCCCCTTTCGAACGGCATTGCAGCCGTGATCTTTTACTTCGCCACTTACAGCAGCCCTTGTCGTATTTATAACGCGCCCGACAAGGCCGGCGCGTACCAACGAATCTCACTCCAACCAAGACTTAGGCAACGAAGCCGCCAAGTCAAAGCCGTGCTGGTTTAGAGTGGTGAGGCCGCACATTTGTGCCCACTCCAAATCCGTCGTTGGTCCCGCGGTCGCTGTTGCCCACCTTTTCCATATAGGCAGGTTGCCGTACTGCACCTCCGCGAGTTCTGCGTCCAAGTCAACGATGCCATGACCTGACATAAGCAAGTCATTCTCCACTGCAGCGCTGACTTTCTCCCCACTCTTGTTGTCGTTGTACATGGCCCTAGCGAACGCATGGAGCGGCGGCACATTGCGAAACTCGTGCGCCAAGACCAAAGCGTAAGCTTTAAGACATCCCACCCTCTCCTCCGGAGTCTGAGCTGACGTCGACCATGCCTTCTCCTTCAACAGTCTCTTGATAGGCGGCGCCACTACCAAGTCGCCGTCTACCTCGACGGGTTTGCCGTCGCACATGAGTGCACGCGCGCCAACAAATTCCAAATAAGAATCACCGGACTTTGGAACCAACCGTAGTTTCGCCGACCAGCCCCACCTAGTAAAGAAGGCAGACATTTCGTCCTCTGTCAAACCTTCGGTGATACTTCCCGCCGTGTCATCACCCTCAAAGGCCAGCCTCGCCGCATACTGCTTGCCGTCTCGAGAAGACGTATAAACAAGCGTCTTGGCATGGCCTTTCACCCATTTCCTGATCGACTCGCCGACCGTCTTGGCCGTGCATAAGTAGGAAAACCAGGCAAACACGTTTTGCAACCAGTTTCCGGACGACGTCAGTCGATCTCCACTTTCCCTCATGGTTCTGGGCAGCTTTATGCTTACTGTGCACGGCGCGCCCGCAAGATCTTTGAACCTCATCTTCCATGTCGCTGCTTTCGTCCTAGCATCTACGATGCGCTGGAAAGCCAGTGTGCCTTGGTCGTCCAAATTCAAATAACTGGCTATGTGCCTGAAAATGTCAGCCTCCGCTCTCTTGAGAGGCTCAGACACTCCAAATTCAAAAGCCGTTAAGTCGTTTTCAAGCATCTGGCCACCTTTGAGGGCGCCAAAGTTGCTAAACAACTGTTTCAGGGCCTGTTCCTTGCTGCGACCCTTAATGTTACTGAACTTGACCTTGGCAACGATGTGTTCAAAGCACCATGCCACCTTAGCGATGGGAACCAATCGTTGGGGGCCGTGGTCCGCAATGGGGCGGGGTTTCGCCTTCGCTGAGACTTCCGCTTTGACAAACGCTTTTATCGAGGAGCTGAAAGGCGTACCATCCATGTGCGCTTCATTCAACTCGTTGTGGAGAATCCTTTCTCTTGTCGTCGCGCTCATCTTCTTGGGGAGCGTGCTTGGCAGGTCAATGAAATCTTTCATCGCCTGCTTGATGGCTGCTGGTGAGAATAGGTGGGTCTTAAGTGCTTCTACAACAGCAACAAAAGCCTCCTCTTCGTGCGGCATCGGTGCCCACGTGCCTACGCCCACATTCCTCATGGCCTCCGCGGCAATGAGGTTGTCTGGACCGTTTGAGAAAACGTATTTCGCCCCTTCAACTACCTGGGGGAAACGTGTCGTCGCCTCTCGAGGTCCTATTTCCTTGCCATCGTCAAGCACGGCCAAGTCAGGCACCCTCACCTTCGCGGGGGTCTCGCCTTCCACCTTGGTCTTACTCGAGGTCGGAACCGTCGTCGACTGCAACGTTGCACCACTTATGTGTGCAGCCGCTTGTTCCTGCCTGACCTCTGCCTCAACCGCCTTACGCACCGACTCGTGCGGTGGGGGCGGCTTGACGTCCAGCAACCACGCGAGTGTCTTCTCGTGGTCTCCGTAGCGCGCGCAGACGGGGTTGGGACAATCCTTAAGTCCTTGCCCGTGGCGTTTGTCACCGTCCGCGTGCTGGTGTGAATACAACGCCCCGCATCCACAGCACCTGTGGGCATGCCGTGTTCGGGTGTGCGCTGAGTTCTCCAGGGCCGAAGAGGAGAACGTCTTACCATTCGACACCCCTGTGTCGAAGCTCAAAGAGTCCCCCTTGGGAGGAGCTGGGGGCTCGGAAGCGCTATCCGAAAACCCTCCGTCGTCGCCCGACGCTTTCGTCGAGCCGCCCTTCCCAGACAACGTCTCGTCTGAGTCAGGACTGCCATCGTCGCCCGAGAGGGCGCCAAGGGTTGCGCGCGTGTGAAGTCTCCAGGTAGTGCCTCGTAGCACCCTTCCGCAGCATGGCACGAACTCTTTAAATACTTCGAAACAAGTCTTGTCTGCCCTAACATGGAGCAACTCATCCCGAATGATGTAATCAGCACAGCGGAGGTACGCTCTCTGAACCTCCTCTCTCGCCTCTTGGCGGACCCCACCTAGCAAGTTAGCGAGCTGTAGCTCAGCATTTGCTGGTTTGGATCCCCAAATGAGGTTGGCTTGTGCCATATTACCCAAGTGTTCGGCGTCGTTGATCAAGCGTCCGGGCAAAACAACCCTGTGACGAATCATCCTCGGCGGTCTGTCGAAGAGGCAACATTGGGCAAAATGCCCGCACCTCTGGCAACTCTCAGGAATCCACAGATCGCGCTCAAAGTGAACGTCTTCACTCTGAGGCACTGCTAAAACCTTGTAGAGCCACCCATCACACGTCGCGCACGGCGGGGCCTTATATGTACCGAAGGACATGGTCCAGCCCCGCCGGAGCAGTAGCACTCAGATCGTTCTGAGCTAGGAGGCGCTCACCCCCCTACACTTTGGTTCGTTTCAAAATGCTTGCACACCT